GCGGCCTCAATGGCGGGTCGTCAACCGCAATTTGATTTATAGACTTTCAGCTTGCTGTCGTTTAGCTTCGGAGGTCGCTACTCCTCCTGCCTGAATGGAAGCTCGAAATTACTGTGGTCCCCGGGGGGGCGTTGCTCCCCCTTTTCGCAATGCGGGTTGTGTTGTTCAACCTACCACCACGTATCGAGAGCTGTAAAACAGCTGATCGAATGTGGGAGGCAACACCGAAGCTACCACGGAGATGTCCCCGGTCAGGGCGGCCTCTATCCGGAGCTGGTCGGGTTCGCTGACTCCAAACACCCTCGCGAAACTACTCCTAGCCTCTAGCGAAGGTTTGAATTCAGGCACTACAACTTCATTTTTGGGTAATTCATAATCTCCGAAGTTGTACTTCCACGTGGCCCTCCACACGTCCTCACGGATCACCACTCCGTGGGTTCGTTTGAGAGCTTCGCGGGCCATTGCCCCAATTATGGGGCATTGCGGGGCTTCATATATTGCTGATAGGGCCTTTGCCCTAAGCAGCATGTTCATAATCTTGTCCCCCGCATGGATGAAGGAATGGGTCCAGCCGAAAGAAGTTAAGAATTTTCGGGGTTCTTTCAACGCTGTTCCGTCAGCGGCATAAAAAATGCCGCAAAACGCCATGCTGCCTTTCTCGACATTTGGGTCGAGTGGCACTGGTTCCCATGGGTCGACTATCTCGACAACCTTGGCCGTGAACCCAAGGTCAAGGTAGTCCTGCGCACTTATCGGGACCGTTGTCGAAAAAATGCTGTCGTCCCCTTCCACAAGGATGTCCACTTTCCCTTTCTTTTTGTGCACAATATACTTGGTCAAGCACAAATTGGCGATCCCATTGAAGGCAGAGGTGCTCATTTCACCTGACATCCTCCTGGCTAAGACCAGGGCAATCATGTGCAACCAACCTCGAAACTTAATTCGGTTCCAACCGGACAACGTGCACTTAGCTTGTTGCTTGCCGATCCAGTCCCTCAATAGACAGTCCATCAGGACGAATTCACAGGCTTCCATTCTGTCCGGAGAAAAATGGGACTCGTAGGCACTGAAGTCCACCATGTAGTACCTTCGGCCAGCCTTACGCAGACCTGCTACCACGGTAGCTCTGTCCGATACCGGTACATGTTTGACGAACCATTTGAGCTGGTACAATTTTTCTTCCATTGCCTTGACGGCCGGTCCAAACCACACCTTGAACCTATCGTGCCTGCTCATGATCCATCTGGGCCACTTAAACAACGAATAGGACTCTGTCTTACAAAACCCATCGACTTTCTCACAGATACTGGGTGGTGGGACACCCCCTCTGTTTTCGTTGTTTGCATTTCTCAATTCCTGCTTGCGTTCCTCGTTGAAGTTCTTGGTGCTTTCCAACCATTCTTCAAAAGTGGGGACCACCGCTCTGCCTAACCCTCGAGCAAACCATTTATCAAATTTACGTTCACAGAAAGATTTAAATGGCTTCAACTCCGGGCTGTCGCCTGGGACCACACGGCACGCTCGCTGGGCCCCCCCCGACCACACCGTGAGTGGGTCATTGGTATCGAAACAAATTGGGGCATACCCAGGGACTGCGCCATATGGGAGGCGCCTGAACATCTTGCGTCTTGCTTTTCGAGAGTTGGGGTACTTCATGAAGGCCTCACCCAACACAAAGTGGTTTTCCAGGTCGTAACGGCTTGGGAAAATCCGGCTGTCCAATTCGGAATCTTTCCACAATGGCATCGGGACTTCATCGACTCTCGCCCCTTCCGCAAACACTTTGAAAAGCGTGGTCTGGTAGGGGTCAACCAGCCACGCCATTCTCCTTCGCATGTCCCTCAAGGCTCGCCCATATCCACAAACCCGAGGGGATGGATCAGCGGTGGGCAAAATCCAAAAGGACGCTTCTGAGCCAAGTAGTAAACAAGCTCTTCCGAAGCTTGAATTACATCATTGGCTGTGGTTCCATAGAAGTCCCCCCCACCGGTTAAGTCCAGCCTGTCTCTTATGGGTAATGTGGCGTTTCTCAAGGCCCTAGCGTGCACCGTCTGTCGTAGGGTCTCTTCATTTGTCCCCCGTGCATACTCCGCGAGCAAACTCGTTACCAGATGGGGGCAATAGACAAATCCTCGTGGTCCCCCCATCCATGCGCCTCGCCACAAGATAACCAATGGCATGGCTACTATCGGGACCAGCCAACCCACCGCTGGAATCATTCGCAGGCCAGCTAGTATCAAAGCCCAGGCCCAGGCTTTCTGGACCCTGGGTTGTAGTGTTTTCCCCGGCCTAAAGACGGCATCTGACGCCGATAAGTAAGCCCAAATGCCGAGAAAGGCATACACTGACCAAATCAATGCTGGCCAGTAGTGTGAGACGTACGAGGCGCACCCCCAAACAAGCTGCGCCATTGAGACTATCTCCGCCGGATACGGGATATGCAACTCGCTGTAGCACAAGTACACGGCTCGGGGTCCTCTAAACACCGTGGGCAATATCAAGTCAAATACCACGTAGGCCATGAAGAACACGGCCAAAATGGCTAGAACCTGCCAAGGGAACCTGGCCTTGTAGGTTACGCCTCTGAGCTCCAATCTGGCGTTCGTCCTACTCACCCCACGCCAGGAGACCAGTCTCTCTTCAGTAGTGTCCAAGGGCAAGTGGAAAATTCTGGACGCCGTTGGGTAATATTGTGGCCCAAACAAAGTGTGGCCGATCTCCTCACGTTCATCTACCACTTCTTTGCCAAGCAAATGGGTTATGTAGTACCAACATCCCCTGCGCGTCCCGTCCACTTTCAAATAATCCCCTTTTAGGATACTCGGGGGCGCCTGCGGTTCTTCACCTCCCCCGTTGACGTTGTCTTGGCCCTTTTCCCTCGGGGGTGAATCACCCCCTTCCCCATTCGAGCTCGCGCCTTCCTCACATTGTTTTCCCCGCCTCTTTCTTGGTGGCGGCGTTGAGCACGGCTTCATGTCGTCGAGGGATTTCCCTTTTCCCTTGGGCCCTGGTTTCCGTTCCGCAAGGCGTTCCCCAGCAAGTAGATCCAGATCCGAGTCCAGTTGCTCACATTCTTCATCCCCTTCTAGACTAGTGTTGACCTGCACCCGAATCTTATCTTTTTCTTTTTTTACTTTCCTGGCTGGCATGTCTGGGGATGGTGGTCTTTCGTCCCTCAATTCGGGCTCTGGTTGTGTGTTACGGCGCACCCGCTCTCGCAGATCACAATCCGCCGATTTGTGGCCCGGTTCGCCGCACTTGAAGCAGCCAAACTTTGTCCTCCTAGCTGTTGCTGCATTGATGTTGAACACACATTGGGAAATGGTGTGTTTCCTCGACCCACAATACTTGCACACAGCCCCTTGTGCCGGGCGAGGGGTTGGGACTGCTTCCACAGGGACTTTGGCCACTGGAACCGGTTTGGCCAATATTCTCGTCAAGCCGGATTCGATCGGTTCCGCCCCGGGGCCTGAGGTCTGAGATGATTCCAATGGCGGCGCTGAAGGCTCGATCTCGGCCGGCATCCTTGGCAATTCTGTCTTACAGGGTTCAATCACCTCGCACCCTGACGAGGGGCTCGAAAGTACCATGCACCCAAAGGGATTTTCCTCTTCATCGAGCCCACATTGTTGTCCTTCACAGGGACGTTGCCCTGTTTCCTGTGTCTGGGTGCTACACGCCGTTGCGCATTCTGGTGGTGGGGGCAAAGGGGGGGGCAAGCTTGAAGCTGGTGGTGGCGTGCCCAACATGTGCACTTCGTACCCGGGTTTCCTCTGTGTGATCTCCTGGTACATCTCATGCCAGCGCTCGTACTCGTCTTTCTTCAGGGCTATGTCCACTGCGAACTGATCCCCAGATTGTGCATGCGCGATTCGAAACAATACTGTGGCGCCCTTAAACCCTGTCAGGGAACGATCCGCGTCATAGGTGTTTCCATCTTCGTCTATTATCTGGTCCTCATGATCAGAAACGCGCCCGACAAAGACTCCTCCTTCAAAGACCGGTCCAAAGTAAGGGTGATCAGGTTCTGGTTCATATGGCACATGAATCTCACGGGGACCCACCATCCCATCTACATATTGGAATTTGGCCACCACCGTGCCACCGCCACCAAAACGGGTGATACCCCCGGTCAACACCCGGGTCACCCCAGTACCTTCTTTCATGTAATAGGCAGACATTTCCCCCATATCCCGCATCTGCCTTTCTTGACGCTGCTTGCGGTATTTTTTGTTTTTAGGACCCGGGTTGGGCTCGATGCCCCCCCTCAGAAGCGCAGCGCGAATGACAGTCAACAACTGCTTCCGGTTCGCCTTCACCGGGATTATCTGCCCGCGTTCATCGCACAAATTGGCCCGATCGGTTGTGCAGTACACGCCGAATTTAGTAAAGTTCACGGGGTCACCTTTCTTTGAGGATTGGAAGAGTAACTGCGCCTTCTTGGTGTTCTGCTTGTCCTGACGCATTTTTTTCACTTCCTGTGGCGTCTTCCCCTGCCTGGGTTGTGCTGGTCCCTCGGGTCCCATTGGCTTGATTTCTTGTCCAGAACCTGCAATGCACATCTTCCGGATTTCCTTTTGTGAGGCCTGCTTCAATCTTTCTGGATGAGCTGGGAAATCCCTCGCCAACAATAGGGCCTTTATGTTGTCGTTCGTGTGCCTTTGAGTGCGCTTGGTCACGTACCGTTTGTGAAGCTGTTCATCATTTTTCACTCCACGCAATAAAGGCTTTCGCTTGACGCTGACAAATTTAAGTTCCTCAGGGGCTCGGCCAACCATTGAGTTGTATTGTCTAGCGTCATAAGGTCCGAGAGTGCGTTTCAATTTCATTTTTCTGGCCCCAGATTTAGTCACATTCTGGTCCAGACGGTGTTCCCTAAGTTCTTGTTTGTTCTTCGAACGTCGAACCCGAACTTGTTTCTCAATTCCTTTCTTAGGAACCACACCGTGTCTGTGCTGAGCGACCTTGACAGCTCGAAGCACACGCAGCTCCCCTTTGTGCTGCATCTCCCTATTCAGCGGGGCTAGCACAGCCACCCTACCAGTGCGCGCTGCTACCGCTAAGACGCCTCTCCTTTGCCGCTGGTGCTTATGTTCCTTAACTGGGGCACCTGCACTGTGAGAGAAGACTCTCTGTTCCATTGGGACAAGGGCATTTGGATCATTTGTCTCTATTTGTTGCGTCATGTAGGGGAGACCGTCGGTCACATGAAAACTCGACGGAATGGGGCCGTTTCAAGGGTCGCTAAACAGCGGTTTCCTTGGGGTCAGCCCACCGAACCCACCCTAATGCAAGGGAGGAGCCCTGGTCGGATGATGTTTTGAGTACTTTGAGTCCACTTGTGGTTCAAGCCCTGTGATTGTTTGTGCAGTAAGTGACCACCACACGCACCCTCACTTTACAAGCGCTTTCAACTCTCGAACACCATCTCCCCAGAACTCCCCCCGTGCCCTAGACCGAAGTCAG